TCTGCGAACCAATCAGTGCGGCGAGTTCTGCTGCCTTACTCATGCGAGGTCTCCGTGGGTTTGTGTAAAGACATGCGTTTGGTCTGTTGGTGTATCATCCGCCCTTGAGGCAAGTCTAATCGACGTATTAGAGGTCGAATAAGTGTCATCAGCATCGTAAATTATGAGTTTAGTGGTGCTTTCTCCAACATCTCTAGTTCCACCTAAACTAGACATTGAATAATTTGCATTTGCTAAACTACTTGCGTATGACAGGGTATATCGACCTGGGCCATCATCTGACAAAATACTACAGTTGAAACTGTCTCTAACAGCAGGTGTGCCTGTACCATTAAAGTTTATCCACGCCTTCGCACTACCCTGTGCAACAGTAGACGTAGCCACGCTGTTGTTCCCGCTGGCATCCTTCAGGGTGTTTACTCTCAGTTCACTAGCCATTATGCGAGGTCTCCGAATCCAGCTAACATATTATGGTTCATAACGCTTTCAGTCAGACCACCATTTTGGTCATAGTTCAAAAACTTAGTGTTTGAAGTTGCTCTTGAACGAGTCATGGCATTTCTCATGGCCCCGCTGTCTTGGCCTATTTCAAAATTGCCCACAACAGTATAAGTTGCACTAGAAAAATTGTTAGTAAATTGTGGTGAAAAATTACCTGAGCCATTGTCCGTTACTGAAGCAACATTTAAATCTCCAGATTGTAATGCACCCGCACCTCCAGTTGTCCCACCGGACTCATATGAGCAGTGAAACTTTGCAACACCATTGTGAAGTGTCATAGAGGCTGAACCAACAGTTACTGTTATTTGGTCTGCCGTGGTTACACCCTGCATTTCATCTACTTTAAGTACGCTTGCCATTATGCGAGGTCTCCGTGAATCGTAGTCGTAACATATACAAACTCAGTTTCACCTGCATTCTGATAAAATGTCGAGATTTGTAGCTTATTCGTACCGTAGTCACTATCGCCCTGAGAATTAGGCCCACCTACCCAGCCACTTGAGTTGCCAGTAGACCCAGCAAAGCCAGACGGGGCATAGTCGTTATTAGAAAAATTATTAGTAAACTGAATTTGGTACTCACCTATGGCACTGTCATCCAACATTCCAGAGACATTAAAGCTGTCTCTAGCTGTGATGGTGGTTTGGGTTCCGTCAAAATTTACCCACACCTTCGCAGCGTGTTGCTTCGTCAGCGCAACCGGCCCTGTACCAGCCTTGTCAGCAATCGTGTCTACATTCAATACGCTGGTCATACGATGCTCCAATATCCGTTAACAGTGACGGTGGCATTGTCCTGCGTAATCGGGCCAGCCGACACGCCGTTCTCATCGCTGTCAATCGTGATGTCTGCGCTGATGGTCTGACCGTTAAGACGGATGATGCTGTTGTTACCCTTGAATGGGTAACGTGTGTCACTTTCTGTCTTAGTGTATGTGTTAGCTACACCAAACGTGTCATACACAACCATCTCAACTACATCATTCAGTGACGCACTAGTTACAAGCACAACGCTAGTGCCTGTTGTAGCTGTGTAGTCTGTACCCGGCTTGAGAAGAACACCGTTCTGATACACGTCCATATACAGGCTATCTGTGTAGGTGAGTGTCTTACTGTCTGCGTCACTGCCGCTAAAGCTAGTCTGACCAGCAGTAGCTTGGTAGACGAAGCGGTTACGTACACCCCTGTGTGGTGATTTACCTATGTATGCCATTGGTTATCCTGCTATCTCTTGTGCAATTATGCACGATATGCCTCTTTCATTAGAGTCTGCGTCAGTGTCAGTAACCGTCCTATTGAGAGAAAATGTTTCGTTAGAATGATTTGCCTGAAAAGCAACTTTATAGGTTATCTGTGACGTTGATGACGGGCTGTCAAAATAATCAAAACGAGCAATTTCAGGAGTGCTACCACTGTCCGCATCTCTAAACGTCCTAGTAGCCATACTTAGTCCAACATTTCTATTGCTTGAGGCGGCCTGTGCTAATTTTGTACTGTCTCGTAAAAAGTAAAACACATGATTCCAAGCATTAGCTAAATCTGCACCAAACTCACAGAAAATATGGGCCTGTAAATGAATAATACTGTTTGTAAAATTAGGAGTGATGTTTACCGTCAAGTCAGTAAGAATTGTCTCAGTGTCTTGAGTAACACTATAAGTATTCGTCCCAGTAAACTGCGTATACTGAGTTTGAATAATACTACCGCTACGGTATGCACCGGCTCCTAATTTTGTCAACGCCATATCTACGTTTCCTTATGCGTAAGGCGAGTCGCCCAGTACAGATGTATCCCAAGCTGCCTTGAGTTTAGCGATTGTATCTGCATCTGTAATTGCTTGCGCAGCAGGTGCATCACGCAGTGCCTTCTTCTTAGCTACAGAAGCAGTCTTGGCATCCGCATCGTCTGCCTCAAGTGCTTTCATGTATACTACGTCCTCTGCCTCAAGCAGTGGACCACGCACTTCACGGATTTTGTCCTTGAAGATTTCTTTGGCTACTGTCATGTCTTCAGAAATGACAGTGCCATTTAATGACCATGCACCACGAAAGTGACGGTCAGAAGGAACGGTTGCCGTAGCGGCATCAATCTGATTTCCGTCCTTGTCTACGATGTATGTTGTTGCCATTAGGTTTCTCCTCTTAGGCTGCTAAATCTGTGACGCCAAGTTCTTCAGTAATCTTCCAAGCATTGCGCCACTCACGTGTGCCGGGAAGCTGTTCTTTGCGGCAGATAACCATCTTAGGTTTATTGCCCTCGTTCCACGCCCTCCATACGGACTGCGGTACGTCTTTCATAATCAGGTACTCAATCGCCTGTTCTTCTGTCATAGCGTCAATAGGCTTGGTGTTATGCAACAGGTAGCCACGAGTGTGCTTTTTAAAATCAGGCTGTGCCTCGTCCTTTGCTAGTTCCCAGTATACCTCGACAGGTGGCAGGATACCGCCCTGTAGCGCACACGCCATCCAGTTAGGGTCAGGAACCAATATCTTTGCACATTCATCAATGCTGTCCTCATAGACAACCCGATAGTCTGACTGCACACCATCAAGGTTTTCTTTGGCCCAGCAGAGCCTGTCCCATAGATGTGTGCCTTGAAACTCTGGGGTCACTGTCATGCAAGGTCTCCTGTAACGGTTGCGGCACAGAGGTCTATATTACTAGCTTGAAAAGACGAATTATACGAGACGTAAAAGATTGTAGACGTTGTTGGAACACTGGTATTGCCGTTTACACCTAATCCTCTATTCCCCCCACCAGTCTTTTCTCCACCAATACCAGCTATTGCGTAATTTCCATCAGATAAATTAGAGGTATAGTCAAACCGACTTTTTCCAGTTGAGACCTCTGTAAATGAACTTACATTAAAGTTGCCTTCCATAACTGCCGCACTCATATCCCATCTCATCCAAGCCTTTGAACTACCAGTTTTGACAAAATTAGTAGGCACTGAACCCGAAGTCGAGTGCGTCAGGGTATCTGCTTTGATTATACCGAATGCCATTATGCTAAGTCTCCAAGACAGGCTACATTACAATCGTCATGGTCTGTGAGGGCCGCAGTCGCTGCGTCAATCCCTCTCATATTAGCTTGCGTTGTAGTTCTATACGGCGTTGTTCCACTACCGTTCCAACCTGAAGAGTCCAAAGTTAGACTGCCTCCAGAAGTCCCAGAACCTGTGCCTGTACACTGAACAGACCAGTTCGTGTTAGCCATTGCACTAGACAATGTAATACCTTGCCTTCCGGCAGCTGCACCGTCTCTAATTGATGATATATTCAAGCTGTCGTTTATGCTGTTGGTGCTTGTAGCGTCATATCTTACCCACGCTTTCGCCAGCCCCTGCTGCATGTGCATGGTAGCTGCGCCACCCTCAGATGTTACAGTCACATTACCAGCAGTAGTCTTGCCTGTGAGGTTGTCTACAAGAATGCTACTCATGTGAGGTCTCCGTGAACAGTACCACATAAAACGTCATAGTCTTTAGTGGTGCCACCAGCATTAGTAGAAATGCACCTGTATTCTGACGTTAAAATTAATGTGTTGGCACCTAAATGTGCAAACATATTAGAGCCATTTAACCCACAACTTACAGTAGCAGAATAATCATCATTATTCATGTTGTTGGTAAAAACTACATCTGTTTTGCCAGCACCATCATCTGTTAAAGACGCCACGTTAAAACTGTCCTGTATCGTGTGCGTATCACTGGTTATGGTTGCACTTACACGACTTTTCGCCGCTTCTTGCTTCGTCAGCGTAGCCGCACCGCCGCCTGTACTCTGTATGGTATCTGCCTTCAACGTACTCATAGCGTCACCAATGTCCCGCCGCTTTCAACAGTCAGGGTCACGCCACTGTTTACAGTGAACGGACCTGTCACGTTTGCGTTCTCAGTTGCAAGAATGGTTATGTCGGTAGTCAGGTTCTGTGCATTGGTACGGAACAGTCCACCACCCTTGAAGTTACCTTTGTTTTCTGCAGGGATAGTCACTGACCCACGGGCGAGGTCAAGATAATTCACAAAGATATTATTTGTACCAGAAGAGGGGGCTGCAGTAAAGGTGAGAGTTGTGCCATCAGGAATAGTATACGCACTTGTATCCTGCACAACACCGTCTACAGATACAAGGACACTTTGCACACTAGCTACAGTGCGATTAAGTGTGAATGTCGTGTCGCTACCATCTCCGCTAAACCGTTGAACAGCCGGTGTAGTTTCAAAGTGTGTAGCAACAGCGTTACCAAGAAACGACATGAGTTAATCCTTACGTAATGTCAAGATGGCTAAGAACTACATCAGCAGATGATGCAGTATCGGATTGCACGGTGATGGTATCGCCGGGTTCCATTACAACTTTTTGGTCGCCGCCAATCACTACAAGTGTACCGCCCACTGGAATAGGCGCATCCTTTACAAGATGCACATTGTCAACTGCGCCACTGCTACGACCAGAACCATTTAGCTTTACACTAACTGTAATCTGGCTAGTAACAATGTTAGCAATGGACATTCCAATAACGGTAGTTTCAGTGCTTGCCGGACAAGTGTAAATGGTGGCTGCGCCTGTACCAACTCCTGTATCCGTTTCGCTTAGAAATGCGTTTGCCATTTCTTACTCCTAATTTACATTAATTATACCATATTTTTATATGGATGTCAAGTGTTTTTTTATCCTAATGCAATAGCAAATGCTAGGGCAGCAGGGTCTGTCTCCGTGACCGTGTAGGTTACACGCTGGTTTGCAGCATCAAATGCAACACTCGCTGAACCAGCAGCAGCGAATTGTATGCCTGTTGAGTTAGTGGAAGTAAACTGCGTAGTACCACTATTGTTTTCTACCGGCAGTGATGTAGAGGATGAAGTGATAAAGCCACTGTCGTTGTTAAAACCAGACAGGTTGATGTTGCCTTTGGTCAGTTTCTTCTGATTGTTAGAACTGTCAATAACAGCAAAGAAGTCACCATCGCCATCTGATGTAGACGTGTCAAGTTCCGACAGGTCTACCGCAATTGTTGCTGTACCGGAAGATGTGATGGTGGTATCACCGGATACATCAATAAGATTGCCAGCAGCCACGGCCACGCTGGTAACTGTACCACTCGTTGTCGTAAAGCCGCTATCGTTGTTAAAAATACTAAGGCGTATTTCATTAGCAGCTTTGCGTCTGTCAGCCCCATTGTCAAGAACAATAAATTCATCCGTAGCAACCATATCTTGTGTCATGTCGGTAAGTTCTGACAAGTCTACAGCAAGTGTTACAGCACCAGATGAGCCACCACCAGACAAGCCTGTACCTGCAGTAACGCCTGTGATGTCGCCTACATTAGAAGTGAAACCACTGTCGTTGTTGAATACGCTGATAGGAATTTCGCTGGCTGGCTTACGTTTCTGTGTACCGGCGGCACCGCCGTCAAGAACTACAAACTCGTCAGCGGCCACAAAAGTCTGCGTCATGTCCGCAAGTTCAGTAAGGTCTACTGCAATGGTAGCAGTGCCTGACGAGGTGATTGTAGTGTCTCCTGTGACATCAATCAATGCGCCAGCGGCAACGCCTACGGATGTTACTGTACCTGTTGTGCTAGAGAAACTGCTGTCGTTGTTGAAGATACTAAGAGGTATCTCACTAATTGCCTTACGTTTTTGTGTGCCGGATGCACCCCCATCCAGAATGACCAGTTCGTCACCACCTACAGCAGTCTGCGTCATGTCTGTTAGTTCTGTCAGGTCAACGTCAATGGTAGGCGTTGCGCCTTCGCCAGAATTGTTTTGCAGGTCAATCAAGGCACCTGCTGTCAGGCTTGCTACATAGTTACCTGTTGTTTTAGTGCCAAGTGCGACAGCGTTATTGGCAATACCGGCTGCACCAATCTGCGGCCCCTCACCTTCTGTGCCGTCATGGCTGTGTCCACTAGAGGCGTTGAAGGCGGCTTGTACGGCATCAAACTCTCCATCAAGGTCTGATGCGTTGATGACGTTACCGTCCGCAATGTTATTGGATGTGTCGTTGCGTACATAACCTGTACCCATATTTATCTCCTATCGTTTACGGCGTATTCCAATGTCGCAGCATCAATTGAAAAAACATTGTCTGTTCCCTCGCCTGTTGTTTCATATAGTATAGACACAGTAAATCCTGAACCTACAGTTTGCACTTCATATATGGCTTTTTGTTTCGTGCCGAATATAGAGGTGCCATATATACCTGAACCAAAGAATGTTGTTGCTGCAGCATCTGTGCTAAGAACAGAGTCGGGTTGCACAGCCGCTGGTTGGTCAAAGTCAAACTTTAACGAAAACTCCAAATCAAATGTTCCGTTAACATCAAGATAGGTAGTGCCTTTATATATGGTTTTTCTGATTTCTGAATCTTGCAACGATATAAACGGCGTAGCAAAGGTGGCAGAAATATGTGTACCGTCTTGAGTATTCCCTTGCTCCATCTGATAAATGTAACCATCAGAGTTGCCAAAGTAAATGCGTTCTGTAAAACCGTCATACTCACTGAATATACTAAAGACGTTAAAGCCTCTTAGGTCATTCCACTGTAAGCCCTCTTGTAACTGCGTTCCTGCAACAGCCTTTGCCGCAGTATCCTGAAAGCCGCTATTAAATCCGAATATTCTATATTGACTTTTCTCACGAATGACAGTGCTATTAAACCCATCTGGGCTAGACCCAATCAAGTCAATCATTTCAGTCTGGATGGGCTTAGATACAACAGCAAGACTAAAGTCACCAATCTTATCTGTTGCACTAAATGTGCGTAGTCCATCTGGTCCCAAGAAAAGAATGTCACCACCAATTTCTTGTACTGTGTCTTCGGCAACGCAACCCAAGTCTCGTGAAACAGGTTGTAGTGTAAAATCTACTACACTATTTCCGTTTAGTACATTGATGCTGCTTTCAGAAAAAATGACAAGTTGTTCACGGAAAACAATCAAACCTGTGATTGTATCGCCAATATTTATTTCACCACCACCGTTGGCTACGGTAAAGTCATCATCTTCATATGGGGCAGAAAAAATAAGTTTTTTACCATTGCCCAGTATTACATGGTTTTTAAAGTTTACGGCAAAACTAGCACCAGATGTGGATGTAGGCAATGAAGATAGCTGCGCAAAGGTTGTGCCATCAAACCTAAAAGGTTTTCCTGTAGCATCTACGATAAGTATTTTTTCCGTGCCATCAAAGTCGTACTTTAAAAATCTTACTTTGCCTGTACCCCCTAGAGTAACGCCAGCACTACTAAAAGCAGCGTTATTTGTAATTGATGTCCACCCAGCAGAAAAAGTTAAATCTACATTATCCGCTATTGTTACTGTTGTAGAAAGAACAACGGTAGCTGTGCTGCTATCTTGTGCAGATATACTGTTAACGGTTACAGTGCCTGTAATCCCCGTGCCAGTTACTTGCATACCCGTAGCTATGGTGCCAACTTTAGTGTCCACAGTTACGGTAGCAGAAGATGTAACGGCTCCGTTTACTTTGGCAGTAATAAGAGTACCACTAGACCGGAATAAGTCATCTCCTCTTGCTGCGAATACATTAGTTCCGTATCTGACTATGCCACGAATGTTGCCGGAGTTTGGCACGGTAGCGATATCAAACTTTGTGTACCCTTCTACCCTTCGGTAGCCACCAAACACAGACGGCTCAAAGTTGCGCAGAATACGTGCTGAACCGGGGGCTTGGATACCGTGCTGATATGGAGCAAGGTTTGTAATTAAGCCACCCTGAAACAGAAACGAATAGGTCTGCCAATTGTCTGCCATTAGATGGGCAACCTCGCATAGCCCATGCGACCACCACCTGTACTAGCAGCAATCATAGAAGAACGAACATAGTAGGTTCTGTTGATAAGAGTAGAACGCATGTTCTTGATACCCTCTTCAAACTTTTCTTTGGCAACAAGTGCATCCTGCGTATTGCCCCTAAACATATAGGCATAGTGCATGGCACCATCTACAATAATATGACGATACCTTTCCGGTATATTTGGAACGTCGTCATGCAACTCTAAGTCTACAGGAATACGATAATACTCGTAGACCACTGTGTAGGCAGCGTCTGGTTCTGGTGTTATAATATACTCCAAGGCAGGCCCATGCGCCACAAGCTGTGGAACACCCTGCCTGCCAGTAGAATTATATTCTTGGTCTACATACTTTTCCAAATATTCTTCATAAGTAATCACTCCTAGTTTAGTAGTGGGATTACCCAGCGTAGTATTTTCTTTTATTCGGAATGTATTAAAGTTAATTAGTTTCGTATCGTGAGGAAAGGCATAGCGGGTCACGTTGGATGTGAGTGTGTCTTCTTGCGTAACGTGATTAAAAGGCCAGTTATACTCATGCTGATTAATATCTCGTATTGCAGCATTTACTGCATCCTTTGCGTGAGCATAAAATCCTGTGACACTAGCAAAGTTAGTTGTTGTCAACTCAACTTCGTTAAGTCTTTTATTGATGTCGTTTACAAGTCCTAGATAATCGTATGCCATTATTTCTCTCTTATAACAAGTTTAATGGTGCGTTCAGCCACACTAGCTGTATTGTCTGTCATACGACACGTGAATGTGTATTCTCTATTTAATACTCCACCTGCAATATTAATTGTAGCCACAGTAGATGTGTTTGTTTGAGATACATTCTGAATGCTATCTGTTACTGCACTGCTAGAAGCTGTGGTAAGTGTCTGCCCCGCAGCCAAAGTTGTTTTACCAATCTCCGGTGTTTGCACAGACCAAACAATTGCGCTAATAGTATTACTGCCTAAAAAACGAGACCAATCTACACTGTAGTCTAGCGTCTCGTCCGGGTCTTTTACGGGCCACCTAAATGACATCTAATACTCCTATGCTGCCTTTGATGTTCTTACCCTGCGTTCTGCCGCAGTAGAAAATCTTTCGACATATATCTTTCTTGTTTCTCTTTGTACATACACTCTGCGGTCTTTAGAACTTTCTGTAAAGCCTGTAATATATACTGTTCTGCTTCTGTCGTAGGCATCCTTGACTGCTTCAAAATCAAACTGCACTGCAGTTGTTGATAGCGTTCCTATAGAACCTGTCAGAAGGTTAGTAGATAATACTTCAGTTACATTCGGCTTTACTGTGCCTACAGAAGTTGTAGCGCCTACGCTGGCTAGTATCTCTACTATGTCAACTTCAAGTGTTCCTGTGCCGACTTCTAGTTCTGCAACTTGTCCTGTGGCTTCTACGCCTGTCAGGCCAGCACCAACTCCTACACTTAGAGAGCCGACTTGTCCCGTACCGGCTACACCAGTTAGTATTTCTGTAACTTTGACTTCAACGCCAGCTACAGCACCTGCAGCACTTACACCTGTAAGACTTTCAAGTACGTCTACTTCAAGTGTACCAGTGCCTGCTGTTACAGAAGCTACAGCGCCTGTTCCAACCACGCCAGTAAGTGTAGCGCCTGTATTAGCAGTTACAGTGTTTACTGCACCTGTTGCAGACACACTCACTGATATAGCAAATGTTGTATTTGGTGCTACAGTTCCGATAGCACCTGTAGCCGCTACGCCTGTAAGACCAGCACCCACGTTTGCAGAAATAGTGCCAATTGCTCCCGTAGCCGCTACGCCAACAACTGGTACATCCGTATCTGCACCTAGTAAGGTTACATCGCCAAGTGCAGTGGTGCCTGCAACTCCGCTTATCTTTTCGGTTATCTGCGCTTCGACTGCTGGTGTGTTTGTTGTACCGGCTACGCCAGACAGACCTACAGTGTTAGCAATTGTAAATGTGCCAATGGCACCTGTCGCAGATACGCCTGTAAGTATTTCAGTGACTTTATCTTCTACAGTTCCTATGGAGCCTGTGGCTGCAACACCGGAAAGTGTCACTGTGTTTGAGATGGTTACTGTACCAACAGCGCCTGTACCGGCTACACCAGTTAGTATTTCTGTCGGCTTATCTTCAACAGTTCCTATCTGACCTGTTGCACTGACACCAGAAATAATTTCTGTGACGTTTGGCTTAACAGTGCCTATAGCACCTGTAGCAGCTACGCTGCCAAGGACTTCTGAAACATCAACCTCAAAGCCGCCAATTGATACAGCTTCAACTGCACCTGTTGCAGCTACACCTGTAAGTTTAGCGACAAGGTTTACTGCACTGCCGGAAATAGGGTCCGCAAAAGAACCGTGACCGTAAAGTATACTTTCATCTTCATCTGGGTTTTCATCCTCCCAGACAATGAAAGCAGGATAGTCTGAAACAATCCGTGTGCCAGCAGGAAGAGTGTGGCTAAGAGGATTGTCAAAGTACGAACCATCTACACCGTCGTTTCCTGCTGTAGACGATACAAGGTACAATGCACAAGGTGTACCAGATACTGCGCCAGCTACTTGACTAAACGTGTGACTACTTTGTAAAGTGCCACTTGAGTTAAATATTTTTAGTGCTGCACCGTCAGCAGCTTCTGGTGCGACGATAGCCAAGAACTCTGCTTCGTCTGGTAATGTCCACTCAGTACAGAGTGCTTCTGGCCCCACAGCTATTGTGGTTTCACCACCATCAGCATCTGCAATAGTGAATAGTGAAAACGGCGTGGACGCAGTGCTGCGTGTATAGTTTCCTAGCGAATACTGTGTGCTTCGTCCACTAACACCGGGATTTTGATTTGACGTGCTTAGAGTGTCAGTCTCAGTTGTACCTAGTTCAGAACGAAATGTAGTTACTGTAAAGCCAGTGCTATTCGTTCTTGCGTCGGTACTAGTTAGTGTGCCACCATGACCAAACAGTTCCGTAGATTCTGGGAACAATATGTCAGTGTCAACACTAAAGCTATCAGTATCCCCTTGACCTGCGCCGACAGCAGCAACAATTAAATCATCAGCTTCAATTGACCACGTTTGACTGCCGTAGGTACCAAAGATGTCTTCTGCTACAGCAGCTTCGTCTGTTTTAGCAGTCAGTGTATACGTAGGGCTAGTGTCAGTGCCTTTGTAAATACGTACTGTTGTTTCAGTTCGTACTGCCTGTACAATAATTTCAGAGTCGTTAGTTCTAGTATCTCGCCAACTAAATCTTGTACCTGACCAAGAAAACGGTGCTGCCGCCAGAGAATTACCATTACCTGCTATACTAACAGGATAGTCAGCGGTAATTATTTTACTTGGTCTAGTGTTTCCACTTTGGTTTCCGATAGATACAGTGGTCGTATCTCCGACATTTGTAAGGGTAGCATGTAAGCTACCGTCTACATATACTTTTGTTCCGGCGTATATGGCCCGTACAATCTGGTCACTGAATGCGACAAAACGCATGTCATTAGAAGGACGTGCGTCAAGGTTTGTTAAAGCAGCTATACCGCTTGGTTTTACATTGTATTGCCCATACTTGGCTGTACCGTATACACCAGCACCGTAGTTAGCTAGGTTTAAGGTAGCAGCCATCGCTTATTATCCTTTAAGCGATACGGATAATAGCAGTCGATGCTCCAGCCGCAGGGAACTCAATAGTCAAGTCACCGGCAGTAGCAGATACTGTGCCACCAAAGCTGATGGTAGCAATAGCTTTATTAGATGCACTAGAATTGTAGATGATACAACCAGAAGCGGAAAGTGTAACATCCGAAAACACTTCATCAGCAAAGTCCACAATAGCTGTAGTACCTGATACAGAAATCGTAGCACTGTCTAGGGTTTGACCACCAGCAGAATAACCAGTACCACTGGCTTCATCTGAATTACCTGTTACATCGCTGTAATTAGTCGTAGCTGCGCCGTATGTACCTGATGGAGATGCTTTGATAAGTGCAAGTTTAATTGTGTCTGAGTTCAAGTCATGCTCTTTGTTAAGAAGCTGTTGCTTGAAGCTAGTACACATTGCAGTTGATACTGACATTTTTTTCTCCTATTAGCAATGTCAAAAGTTAGGAGGGCGACTTCTGCCGCCCCCCATATTAGTTAGGCAAGTGCGTCACGGTCTACTTCATCAGCAGATACGTCACCTTGGTCACTTACATCCATCATTACAGCGTAAACACGGATTTTGCCAGCAGTGTACGTTGAACCGTCACCCGCGAAGGTAAGGTCCAAAGTATCTGCAGTAGCAAGTGTTACATCTGCTGCAGGTGTTGCGGAAGGAGCATAAGCACCATCCGAAGCACCGTCGATGTCAAATGCCGCAACAAATTCGTCAGCGTCTGCTGCACCCAATGTTGCTGTGGCATTTGTGCCACTATTCATGGTTGCAGACTCTACAACCTGAAACCCAGCGTGTAGTACACGTGTGTTTGCAGGAATGGTGAGACACTGAACCACGTCTCCAGCCGTACTAGAAATTGCCTGTGCCGTAAGGTCAACAGTCATATCTACGTAGTATGGAGCACGTCCACGATTAGTGCTGCCGTGGGCAGGTTTTAAAAGAGTGCTAATTGTAGCCATAATTCAATCCCCCCTACGCCAAGCAGTATGCCGCAGTAGCGATTGCTTCAGGACGAAGAATCTTGCGACCATACAGGTGCATACCACGAACAATGTCAGCGAAGCTGTCAGGGTCACGGTAGGTTTCAGTCTTGTTAATCTGCTCCGCAGTT